ACGAGGAGGAGGAGTATGGCTACACGCTGGGCCTGTCCTTCTTCCCGGTGCTGCCGGTCACGGCCTGCGCCTAAATCGTCGGGTCTATGCGAGAGGGGGCCGGGGCTGTTAAGCAGTCCCGGCCTCTTTCTTGAAAGGACCCGAAGTGGCTGACTTTTCGAACCTGAAGAAGCTGGACGTCGACGAGTCGACGGAAGCGGAATATACCTTCGACGATATCGTGCTCGGCAAGGCCAAGGACGGCACCGATATCTGCCCGAGCATCTGGTTCCGGCCGATGACCGATTCAAACGCGGCCTACCTGAACGAGCGCGTCCGCGTCGCTGTCGAGCGCGCCGAACAGACGAACAAGGAGACCAAGGCCCAGCGCCGCAAGCGGGTCCTGTCGTCTGACCAGCTGGAGGAGGACCGCGAGCTCGACCGCATCCTGATGGCCCGGACCTGCGCCATCCGGTGGGGCACCCCCATGAAGGACGTCGACGGGAACGAGCCGGAGTTCAACGAGCAGAACTGCTACGACTTCCTGAAGGCGCTGCCGAACTACATGTTCGACCCGCTCCGGGGCTTCGTGACGAATATCTACAACTTCGTCGACCGTAGCGCGCTCGTCGCGGACGGCGGGGAGCAGCTGGGAAACTCATAGCGGAGCGCCTCGTCTGGGTTCTACGCTTCGACCGGGACGGGTTCTCGGTCGAGGCGGCCCGGAAGAAGAAGCGCAAGCTCCCCGACTGGTATCTCGACGAGCCGATTGAGCCGCGCGCGGCAGGGTTCTTCTACGACGCGTTCCGCGACCTCATGACCTGCAGGCCCCCGGACGGCGGTGCTATCCCGTGGGACAAAGCTATGGCATATGCAGACCGCAAGGGCCTCCGGCCCGATGTGGCGAGCGTGCTGTGGACCGTCATTAGGAAGATGGATGGGGCAGAGCGTCGCTGGCAGATCGAGAACCTGAAGACGGGGGACCCGGGCGGTGGCTGAATATCGGATCGTCGCTAAGGTAGACCCCCAGACCGGGGCGGGCACCCAGAAGGTTCGGCAGGACCTCCGGGGCATCCAGACCGAGGCGAAGGCCACCGAGACCGCCCTCAACCGATCGTTCGACCAGGCTAAGTTCGAAAAGACCATCGGCGGCCTCGTCGGTCGCATCGACGCCCTCGACAAATCGCTCGCCGGCCTGACCAGTTCGAACGCCACGCTGGCCCGCTCGAACGAAACGCTGGGCCAGTCGCTCGACCGCATGGCCGCGTCCTCGACCAAGGCCGCCGCCGCGACGGCCGGACAGGGCAAGGCGAGCGACCAGACCGCCACGGCGCAGGCCCGGCTCGAGGCGGCCCTGCGGCGCGTGCTGCAGGCCACCGATGCCGAGGCGGCCGAGCAGCAGCGCCTCAACGCCCTGCTGGCCGACGCCAAGCGCCTCCTCGACGCCGGCATGATCTCGCAGGAGCGATACATTCAGGTCCAGCGCCTCGCCACGCAGGCGGGCAAGGAGCAGGCCGTCATCACCGGCTCGCAGCGCATCGGCATGCAGCAGCTCGGCTTCCAGCTGGGCGACGTCGCCACGATGTATAGCCTCGGCGCGCGGCCGGCCCAGATTTTCGCCTCGCAGATCGGTCAGGTCAGTCAGGCCCTCATGCTCATGGGCGGGGACAGCGGTGGCGGCCTGCTCGGCAAGGTCGGCCGGTTCCTCGGCGGCCCGTGGGGCATCGCCCTGACGCTGGCCACGACCTTGCTGGCCCCGTTCATCTCCAAGCTGTTCGACAGTGGCGACGCCCTCGACGAGCAGGTCAAGAAGCTAAGTGCCGACGCGCGCGAAAGCGAACTGTCGCGGCAGGCCCACGAGCGGTGGATTCACACGCTCGACGGCCTGATCGACCGCCAGCAGAAGCTGACCGACGCGATGAAGGACCGGCTCAAGGTGCAGGGCCTCGCCAACCAGTCCGACCTCGCGCAGGCGCAAAGCGACCAGAAGAAGCTGCAGGACCAGGTCGCGGCCGAGCAGGGCCGGCTCAACGACCTTAAGCGCCAGCTGGCCGCCGCGAGCGCCCCCATCGCCTACACCGGCCACGGCTCCGAGGCCGCTATCGGCGCGCAGCAGATCAAGGTCTCCCAGCTGCAGGGCCAGATCAAAGCGTCCGAGGACCAGATCAACCGCCTGAACGGCGCGCTCGGCCGGGCGCAGGCCGGCATCGTCGCCGGGCAAATCCTTGTCGGGGAGGAGCAGGGCAAGGCCCTCGTCGACATGTCGGTCGCGGCCCAGCAGTGGGGCGACCGCTACCTGAACGCGCTGCGCGGCATCCTGCAGGGCAATGACAAGCTGCGCGCCCAGACCCCGACCATCTCGGCCGGGTTCGAGGACGTCCGTCAGGCTGTCGAAAAGGCGGCCGGCGCGGGCGTCAACTTCCAGACCAGCATCGGCCGCACCCGTGAGCTCGGCCTCGCGCTGGCCGAGGGGCGGATCACGGCGCAGCAGTATCGCGTCGAGATGGGCAAGTTCGCCGATGGCATGGAGGCGGCGGCGAAGAAGGCCGAGGACGCCGCCCGGCGGGTCGGGGACGGGGTGGCTCGCTTCACCACCCAGAGGCAGGCCATCGGCGTCGCGGGCCGCGAACTGCAGCGCGCCGGCCTGAAGGTCAGCGAGAACGAGCAGTTCGGCGGCGTTACCCCGGGCGCGCACCGGGGTCGGGGCCATGCGAACGGGACCGCCATCGACGTCGACGTTCCGGGCGCGGTCGACAGCGCGCCGACGCCGCCCGATATCATGGCCAAGTATGACGCCATGGCCCGGCGCTACGCGGCCCGGGGCTACATCGTCCTGTGGGCCGGCAAGCGTTACGACCCGAGCGGGGCGATCACGCCGATCAGCGGCGGCGACAAGCACTATGGCCACATGCACCTTGAGGCCCCGGCCACCATCGTCGGGAAGGCGGCGCAGGCCAGCACCGAGGCGCAGACCCGTCAGGAGGAGAACGCCGCCGCGAAGGTGCAGGAGCGCGCCGAGGACTTCGTGCAGGGCGTGGTCGACAAGACCGCCAAGGTCGGCGTCCCGGCCACCAGTCAGGCGCAGCTGAACGCGCAGATCGACGAGGCGCTGGCCGAGTTCAAGCGCCGGTTCGACCGCGAGGCCACGGCCGGCGAGAAGGCCACCATCACCAAGGCCTTCACCGACGCGGACGCCCGCGAGACCGCCCGCCGGTTCGACGAGGCCTATGTCCAGCCGCTCAAGCGCCTGCAGGACCTGCAGGGCAAGACCGGCATCGACCGCGCCGTCCTGAACGCCCAGCTGGAGGAGACGGCCCGCCTCGGCCGCGAGCTGACCCCGGTCGAGAAGCAAATGATCGAGAACGGCGTCCGCCGGAGCGACCAGCTGAACCGCGAGGCCCAGCTGCTCGAACAGATCAAGGGACCGCTGGAGGACTACAAGAACACCATCGCCGCGCTGAACTCGCTGCTGGCGCAGGGGGCCATCAACCAGACGTCCTACAACGCCCGGGTGGCCGAGCTCGCCGCCACGGCCGCCTCGACGTCGTTTGCGGGCCTGCAGGGCGTCGACCCGGGCACCGGCCGGGAATACGAGGACGTGACCGCCATCTCGGGCGAGAACGCGCGCTATGCCCAGCAGCTGGAGGAGTTCCAGACCTACCGGGACCAGCTGATGCAGATGGGCGTCGACTACGACGCGCTCGAGGAAGCGGCCCACGCCCAGCACGTGGCGAACCTCGCCAAGATCGATCAGGCGCGGAAGGACGTCCAGCTGGCCTCGGCGCAGGAAATCGCCGGCTCGCTGGTCAGCATCTCCAAGTCGATGTTCGGCGAGCAGTCGCGCGTCTACAAGGCCATGTTCGCCGTCGAGAAGGCGGTGGCGATCGCGCGGTCCATCGTGGCGATCCAGACCGGCATCGCGCAGGCCTCGGCCCTGCCGTTCCCGGCCAACCTGCCGGCCATCGCCAGCGTGGTCGCGGCGACCGCCAGCATCATCTCGAACATTCAGGCGGTCGCGCTGAACTTCAAGGACGGCGGCCGGGTCTATGGTCCGGGCGGGCCGCGCTCGGACAGCATCCCGGCGAACCTGTCGCGCGACGAGTTCGTGGTCAACGCGGACGCGGCGCGCCGGAACGGCCCCCTGCTGGAAGCGATCAACTCCGGCCGGGACGTCCGCCAGATGGGCCGCGCCCGCGCTGTCGAAACCGCCCGGGCCACGGCCGCCGCGACGCCTGTCAACGTGCAGGCCCCGCCGGCCGAGGTCCAGGTCGTCGTCGTCGACGATCCGCGCAAGGCCATCGCCGCACTCAAGACGGCCGAGGGCAAGAAGGCCGTCGTCGAGATGATCGAATCCGATCCCAACACCTTCCGCCAGCTGC